GCTCACGAGTCGCGACTCCGGTGAGCCGAATACCGCTCTCGGCAACACGCTCTATAACATCGCCGTTTTCTCGCTCAAGTTCCAGCACGAAGACAGCGATGTCACGGCACGCTTCATGGGCGATGATTCTGCTGCCGACTGCGTTTTGCCCGTTCGCGATACATGGCAACATAACGGTCAAATGATCCGTACGCAAGCGAAAGAAGTGCGGAGCAAAATTGTCGATTTCGTTGGCTTCGTTCTCAGTCCTTTAGGCGTCGTTCGTGACCCAGCGGTCATGTACCTCAAGTATGCATTTTCAAGCGCGCGGCCAAATTTCCAACGCACTGAGCTGCTCACCAGCTACGGCGTCGAGCTTGCGTTCACGTTTCAAAAAGGCGACGCGCTGCACGATATCCTAAACGCTGATCAGCTAGCCACCATGGGCTATCTCGTCAGTCTGGTGCATCACTTCGCTCCCATGGTCGCCCTTAAGTACTATAGTCGCTCCGGCGTGGAAGTGTCTTATTGGCGCGATCTTTTGACGCGCAGTGCCTCTTGGCGCCAAACGAAGGTGGTGCGAGCGTTCCGCCGTGGGCTAACCGCAGCAGTCAGTCGTGGCTCTGGGTTGCGTCCGAGCGAGTGTTGCGTTCTTTCATCAAATGACGCAGCAAGGATCTGGATCTACCTCTGCTGTGGCTTCCTCCTCGCCTGGTGGTGCTTTGTCGGGCTTGCTGGTCGACGCTGTAGGCCGCACGTGGGACACGTCGACACGCGAGTTCCACCCCGTCGTGAACTTTGCGTGCGCTCAGCCGACAGGACGAGCAGCCTCCGAAGGTCGCCCCGCGGAACCTGGCTGGTGGGAAGTCGTCGGTACACTGGACCCGCGCGAAATGCCAGGCTACCCCGATTGGGCGGCTGGATTCGCCCACGTGTCCGTGGAGGCTATAACCGTCCAGTATTTCTTCGCTTTCACCGCCGCATCAACTGCCATGACACATACGGTGACACTGCCGATGCAAGACGCTCTGCCCAATTCGATGGAAGCCTTGCGAAATTGCCGTCTGCTCGTGACCGCTCCCACTTCGGCCACCAACGTGAACTTGCCGCCGCAATCGGTAACCGTGGTGCCCATTCTGTCTGGCCACGGCGTGCAACCGGTCGTGGAACCGGCCCCGTTAGTCGGGGGGCGCTTGCGTCTGGCTCTCGGCATACGCGGCGTGTCGAACGGCTATCGCGCCGCCGGCACGCACTTTGCGGAAGCGTACGTGTCCGTGACCCTCAAGCGTGCCTAGGTTGCGTCTGGCAAAGTGTTTCGTCTTCTCTGTGCTTGTGCTCTCATATCCCAACTATGTCTATCTCTTTTGAAATTCGCGAGCCTGTTTCTCCTGATCTGTATTCTGAAGTCGTGTTGAGTGTTGCCCCGGAATTTGCTCGCGGAGCGCAGTCTGAGTCGGTGGATTGTGGACCCGATGGCCCGCGTACTTATACTGTCGCTCAGCTCCAACATGTTGTCAATGTCGCGGATGAAGCCGTTGCGCGGGCTCGCGCGATCGCTTCTTCCGTGCGTGAGCTGCTTGACCGCCAGCCCGACAACGTGACTGAAGTCGTGGTTGACGGGAACACGCGGACGGCGTGGGGCATCTACGCCGCCAAACTCCGGCTCTTGGCCGGGCAAATTCGCGCTACTCTGTTTTAGTTTGTCAAACATAAATTGTTCTTTTATAAAACCTTGTTACCCGAGTTTGTAGGTAGCCTGCTGAAACCTTCAAGTCCCAGCTTTGTTATCTCTTTCTTTTAAAAAAAAAGAGATAACAAAGCTGGGACTTGAAGGTTTCAGCAGGCTACCTACAAACCCG